CACGGCCTAATCTAGTTAAGTAAAGGAATACAAAGATGGCTATGCTTACTCCGGGTTCGGTCCATATCGACCAGCCGCTTACCAATATCACGATTGCGTTCCTGCAAAACTCCACGGCGTTTATTGCAGATCGCGTGTTCCCCAATGTTCCGGTGTCGAAGAAAACCGACAAATACTACAAGTATGACCGCGAGCATTTCAACCGCACTGGTCAAGTGCAAGAGCGCGCTCCCCGCACCATGTCGCCTCGTGTCGGTATGGCTGTCTCGAATGATAGCTATAGCGCGAAGGTCTACTCGATCTCGACGGACTTCGACTTCGAGACGCTTGCCAACGAGGATGCGGCTCTCGACATCCGTGCTGCTGGCGCTCAAATGCTGACGCACCAACTGCTCATTGACCGTGAGATCAAGTGGGCCAACTCGTTCTTCGCGGCCTCGGTTTGGTCGACGGATTACACGGGCGTTGCTGGCACCCCCACCACGGGTCAGGTCAAGCAGTGGTCGGACTACACGGCTTCGACCCCCATCGTTGACGTTACGACCGCGATGCGGACTGTCCAACTCAAGTCGGGCGGCTTCAAGCCCAACGTCATGGTTGTTGGCAAAGAAGTCCGTGATGTTCTCGTCAACCACCCGGACATCCTTGATCGTCTGAATGGCGGTGCGACCGTCACGAACACGGCTCTTGTCACGGATGCCAAACTGGCTGAAATCTTTGGCGTGGAAGAGTTCCTCGTCATGGAAGCGGTGCAGAACACGGCGAAAGAGGGCGATACTGAATCGAACTCGTTCATCGGTGGCAAGGCTGCGGCTCTCTACTACCGTCCCCGCTCGGCTGGTCTGATGGTCCCCTCGGCTGGCTACACCTTCACTTGGAACGAACTGGACAATGCTTCGGGCTTCGGCATCGACATTCGTTCGTATACGGGTGACTTCCTCCGCGTTCAGGGCATTGCCGAAATGCTCGAAGCCAACATGGCGTATGCTCACAAGGTTGTTGCTCCCGAGATGGGCACCTACTTTGCGACCATCGTTGCCTAATAAGGGAGAGATAGCATGGCCCGACACAGTGCTATCCCTTTCCAATTTGATCGCCCCGTGTTTGTAAAAGTTCCCATTCAAGCACGGGGACGTATCTGGGATACCGATACGATCTTCAAATGGAAAGAGATGAACATGGATCGTCATCGTATTCAGGTCCTCTATAATCAAGGGTTCCTTTATCACGATGACGACCTTGAAGCCGGAACGGATACTTCCAAGATCGGTGATGGCCTTGAGGAACTTGATCTTGAATCGCTTCATGCTCTGGTCAAGAACATCAATACCAAGGTCAAAGACAAAGCCAAGAACGATATCGAGTTCAACCGTCGCAAGTGCAAGACCTCGTTGATTAAGCACAAGCAGATCGGTATCATCCGAACTTGGCGACATGTGTATGGTAGAGAATACGAATAAAGGATATTGAGATGGCTTGGAGTTATAACCCCAGTGATCTAAACACTACGGCTGCTTCAGGCCGTCTCAGTTCCGTCCGTCTTCTTATCGGGGATACTGACACAAACGACCAACTGATGCAAGATGAAGAAATCTTCTTTGCCTTGGCACAGAATGGTAACAACGTCTACTATGCCGCTGCATGGGCCTCTAGGATCATCTCGGCTAAGTTCTCCCGTCTAGTAGATACCCAACTGAGCGGTGCCCTACAAGCCTCCTACAGCGACCGTAGCAAGCAATACACTTTGTTGGCTACCCAGATGGAGGCTTTGGGCAAGAGGGTCTCTGGGCGCGCTCTGGGCGTCTCTGCGGGTGGTATTTCTAAAGCGGCTATGGGTGTTGTAGAAGCCAACACGGATCGAGTTGATCCTCAGTTCGCTGTTGAACAGTTCAACAACCCGGAGGCAGTGGATAAGTATATCCCTGATTATGACTGATGGCCTTTGATCCTACCACGCTTCGTAGCATGATTAAGGAACATGGCAGGACAGTCACTCTTCGTAAAAGGGCAATGACTGGATACTCTGCTGCTACTGGAACTCTCACCACGACAAATACAGATTACAAGGTCAGGGCATATTTCTACGACTACACACCCGACATGATTGACGATGAGAACATTCTTCGTGGTGATCGTCGTGTAGTCCTATCAGATAAATTAGTCAATGGCAATACGACACCTCAACCTGACAGCACAGATCAGATTGTTGGTGAAGGCGATACGGTCAATATCGTCAAGGTTATGGAAATCAAGTCTGCTAATAATGTCATGTGTTATCTCCTTCAAGTGAGGGATTGATATGCAGGCAAGTATGACACAACTACTCAAACGAGTAGAAAGACAACTGACAGAGGTAAGAGACGTTTTCTTGGAGAACTTGGCAGAGAGGGCAGTGCAGATTTCGCCGGTAGACACTGGTGCTTACGTTACCTCTCATACCATCACGACAGTCTCTGGTGGTGGTCGTAGCAGGACATCCCACAATAAGCCAAAGGACCAAGACCCTGAAGCAAAGAGAAACGAAGCCTTCGATCAGTTGCTGGGAGATATTGCTTCTCTGCCAGAAGAGGCCACGAAGGTTTACTTCACCAACAGGTCTCCTCATGCCAAATACGTTGAAGAAGATCACGGATATGGGGTCTTTTCTGTTGTAAGGAACGTAGCACCCTATCTTCTGGAACAGGCCGTGTTAGAAGTGAGGTCCAGAGAATGAGCATAATGAATGATATCAGGGCTTGTCTGGACAACCATCTTGCCACATCAACTGGTCTTCCTGCAATCGCCTATCAGAATGTTCCTTACCAACAAGTGAATGGAACTTCCTATATCAAGGCTACGATGGTTCCAACCCTTCGTCGTCCTGCCACTCGGGGCCTCAATCCCCAACAACTCTATCAAGGTCTGTATCGACTGACTATCTGCACTCCTGAGAATGTTGGACCCGGAGCCAACTACGATATAGTCGATGCCGTCCTTGCCCGATTTGATGCCACGACAGATATCTCCTATAACGGATTTATAGTCTCTGTCGATTATGCAGAGGTAGGAACCAGCTACCTTGACTCACCATTCTACTGCACCCCAGTCAATGTCGGCTGGTATATCTACAATTCGTAAGGAGATAAACAATGGCCTTCGCACAGGGTAGCCGTTCTGGCCTTTCGTATGTTGTCGAATCTGTCTTCGGCACTACGCCGGGAACACCTTCACTCATTCAACTTCCCTACACGACCCACTCCCTTAATCTGGGTAAAGAGCGTGTTCAGGGGAATGATATCCAACCTGATCGTATGATCCGCACTGATCGTCATGGCAACCGCACGGCTGCTGGTGACATCACCGTTGATCTTCGTAAAGGGGATTATGATCCTTTCTTCGAGAGTGCTTTCTTTGGCGCTTGGGCTGCTAACGTCCTCAAGATTGGCACCACACCCAAGTATTTCTCGCTTGAAGACGCTGCTACAGACATCACTCAGTTCCGCCTCTTCACGGGTATGGCTGTCTCGTCTATGGCTGTCTCGATCCGTCCAAACCAGATGGTCACTTGCACCTTCTCGATGGTTGGTAAAGACATGTCGATCAGCGGCACTTCGGTTGATCCCACGAAGACTGCTTCCTCGACCAATGCCCCGTTTGATTCCTATTCGGGTGCTATCGAGATCGGTAACGCTGGTAGTTCGCTCTCGTCGATTGCCACGGTCACTGGTATTGACTTTACCCTCTCGAACAGCCTTGCTCCCACCTTTGTTGTTGGTGCCTCTACGACCCCGCAGCTTGAGTATGGCATGGCTACTGTCGAAGGGACGATCACTGCTTACTTCGAAGATGCTACTCTGGTCAATCGCTTCCTGAATGAGACCGAGACGGCTATCGAAGTTGAAGTGGATGATCCCACTGGCACGAACCCCTACACCTTCCTTTTCCCGCGTATCAAGATCAATGGTGCTGATATCCCGGTTGACAACCCCCAGTCGCGGATCGTCACTCTGCCGTTTGTTGCGATCTATGATAGTTCGGAAGCTACGTCCCTGAAACTCACTCGGACGAATCCGTAATCCCCATCCGTGGGGTAGGCAGGGGTTGGTTGTCGGGGCCGCTCCTGCCGCTTATATAACAATTCCCGACATAACCTAAGGAACACCCGACATGGACCTTCTCGACCTTAAACCTAAAGCAGACACTCTCGAAGTCATTCTCAATCATCCTGTCACCCTAGAGCCTATCGTGAAAGCAGATGGAACCGAAATGTCCATCACCGTCTATGCACCCCATTCCAAGGTGTATAAGGAAGCCCTTCACGAACAAACCAATCGTCGTCTTCAGAAGGCGCAGAAGAGCAAGAAGTTCACGATGACCTCAGAAGAGGCTGAACAATCTGCTCTTGAGGTTCTGGCTCGGGTTACAAAAGAGTGGGATATTGTTCTTGGTGGTAAAACCCCCAAACTTGACTTTCAGTCTGCTGTAGACCTCTATAAAGAGTATCCTTGGATCAAGGATCAAATCGAGGAGGCTCTCAACGACAATGCCTCTTTTTTGAAAGCCTGATTGCCGATCTGGAAGAGTTCGCTGAACATGAGTTCAAGTTGAACATTCCCGGCAAGGATGGCCTTTCTCAAAGAGAACACCTTGAGCAAGTAGAAAGGCAGAC